TCATAACCTTTCCTCCTCAGGAACTTCTCCAACCTTTTTCGCCGGAGAGCCTATATATATTCCGTAGGAATCACAGTCCTTTGTAACAACTGAACCTGCGCCTATTAAAGCCTCTCGGCGTATTGTTACTCCAGGTAGGATAATACTTCCAGCTCCTATTCTAGCTCCATAAGAGATGTATACACCGTCCCATTTTAAAGGGAATCTCCTGGTGTGGCGAATTTTTCTAACTGCTAAAGTCATTACTTTAGGACCGAGATAGGCCTTAGCGCTAATATAAGTATGCTCTGCTATAAAGCACTGAGATTGAATAGCAACTTCTGCTTCTATGTTGATACTGCCCTCGAAGACGCAAAGGTGGCCTATTTTGGTACTAGAACCTATATTTGTATCAGGCCTTAGGACGCAATAGTGGCCTATCATGACGTTGTGGCCTATATGACAGCCTTGTTCAATAACGGTTCCTTCACCTATTCTTACATCTTTAGCGATAATAGCTCCAGGATGGATTCTGTAGAAGCCTCCTAGGAGTCTTTCATGGGAATCGTCTTCAAGGCATTTAGTGTAAAGCTCTTCTTCAGTCATTTTAAACCTCCGTTCTTTCTCTCTCTAATTCTTCTTGAAAGTCCTCACACCTTTCCCAGCATCCAGAAAAAGGTGATCCTTTACATCCATCACAGAGACCATCTCTCATAGACTCTAGTTCTTCGTAAGTAGGCTCATCCATTTTTTACCTCCTTTTGTAAATCGTACTGCCAGTCTTCTTGATGATTACATCTTTGACATTCGTAGGTGCCGAAGTAGGATCTTCCGCCCTGCTCGATATTGCTTAATACAACGAAGTAGTATCTGTGCCCGAGGATGAAACAGAGCAGCTTTTGGAGTTTTTTTCTCATGACTTTTCCTCTTTCATTAAAGGATCTTCAATTCCTGCTTCTTCAAAAGCCCTCGCTCTTTGTTTACAGCTGTCGCATTCTTTACAAGGTTTTTGTATATTGAGATAACAGGACCAAGTCAATTCAAAAGGTACTCCTATTTTGGTTCCCATTAGGATTATATCTGATTTCTTCATATCGACTAAAGGTCTTTTTATCCGTAGGAATCCATGGTCTAATCCTTCTCTTAAAGCCCATTCCATGTTATGGAGGAATTTATCATGGCAATCAGGGTAGCTGCTATAATCTATAACATTCCAGCCTCCGTAGATTTCATCAGCGCCGGTTACTTTAGCCAAGGCGCCTGCGAAGGAGAGCATTATGATGTTACGGCCGGGGACGAAAGAAGGTGGAAGGCCGTTAGGAACTAGTACTTGTAAAGAAGGTGTAGTTATAGTAGAACTTATCCAATTAGGGAGACGGATATTATATTGGATTAGTTTGTTTTTAGCTAGTGCCAGAGCGCATTCTAATTCTCTAGTTGCTGACCTTTGCTCGTAGCTTATAAAAAAGGGTAGTACTTCTTCATCCCCTTTTATCTTGCAGGCGAAGTAATAGGCAACAGTTGAGTCAAGGCCGCCACTAAGTAGAGCGATTGCTTTCATTTTTCTTTTCCTCCTCTCTAAACGAAAACGTTCTTCCAGTACCAGTAACCTGATACCAGATATCTAATTTCTTATCTCCTTTAGGAGATTCTCTAATATGCCCACCTTCTTTTAAGACTCTAATGACTTCATCGAATTGAGAAGTTTTACCGGGTAGATATCTAAAACATTTACTGATAAGAGCCTGTCTTGATAATCTTCCTTTGAACTGAGGCTTTCGGAGAATTTCTAAAACTTTTTGAACATCTTCGGTTCTAAGATCTCCTGTATGTTGACCGAGGAAGGTTCTAGTTTGATCCTCAAGAAGCTCTATTATCTGTAAGCTCGTCTCTAATGAATGTAAGCCTATATCCGTAAGTTTTCCAATGCCAGTTACCTCCAGGAGCATAGCAAGTCTCAGAATATGCTCTGGTTTCCTGGAGTAAAATGCCTCTAATATTTCCTCGTGCTCTCGTTCTCTTGGACTTTCTTCATACCATTTTGTCATCCATTTATTAGCCTCTGAAGTAAGTTTCATTTCGCCTTCAAGATTTGAAAAGGCTTCCATTCCTTTTTTTATCTTTGATCTTAAAGCAGGTTCTGGTTTTTTAGGTTCCCATATTCTTTTGTCGAAATGCTCTGGTAAGAGTACCAAATTGAACCTCGACATAAAGCCCCCGGTGTATACTTCCTCTGGCATCATTGTACCTAGCCATTTTGGTGTAGAGGCTCCGAGGATGGAGAGGCATACATTTTTAAGAGGGGCAAGACCTCGGGTTATTATATCAGCTGACCATCGTTTAGGGCAGTCGTACAGTCTAGTTAATAAAGTAACCATACCCGTGTTATAATGCTGTTTTCCGAGAAAGACTGCCAGTTCAGGTGCTAATATCAGCCCTGTTGAATCAGGTCTTCTTAAGGTGATAGTAACCTTTTTATTAGAAGGCTTTTCAACAGTTAAGAATCTGACTACTGCTTCAGGAGTTATTTTCTCTGAAAGAATCTTAGGTTTACAATTTGGGTTTATTTCATATAAAAGATCCTCCGCAAAGTCTACAGCTGAGGTCTTATGGCCTCTGCCTGCTGGGCCGATCATGATAGCCCAAGGGTTTGGGTATAAGGGCCTGAAAAGGCCTTTGACTCGGGTCCAGGATACTTTATTGTCTATTAGGGCGCCTACGGTTACGAGAGCGCTGAAGAGGGTAAAGCGTTCGCATAGTTCTGTATCGCCGATGTAATCATAGTATGTCTTAAGCCATCCTTCTTTAGGAAGGAGGTCTTTGATAGGATCATAGGCTTTCACTGAGAATTAAACCCGTGTAATTTGTCTACCAGACTTCCCTCTGTAGGGAGCTCTGCCTTCTAGAATCTCCATTTTACTAGCCATTGTCTCCATAGGCCTTCCTCCGCACTTTATGATGATATCCCATGCTAAGATAGCAATGTCAGAGGCTTCTTCAATAACGCTATATTTAAGGCCAGAAACTGCGCTGGTGCCTAAGGCTTCACCTAATTCTACTGTCTCTTCTCCTATCTTTTTGGCTACATCGAGCAGGCCAGAATACTTAACGGCAGCGTGCTCTTTAATGTCTGCGATAAGATTTGTTTCTAAGCGTGTCATTGCTTTGCTCCTTAATAGGGTCATAGCGTTGCATCCAAATCTCTTCTCCAGTAGAGGAGCCAGGTAGCATGTGTAGGTGTTTTAAGAAAAGACTTTACCTCTCCTGTTGGTAAATAGCCTGCTTTTAAAAGGTTCTTTAAGGCTTTATAGTTTCTTATAGAGGCTGTAGCAATAGTTCCTTTGGGAAACTGGCTCAGCATCCAAGCATGGATGCCAGGGATATAGGATCGAGCCGAATATAGAACCCTATTAGGGTTTTGAACCATAAAACCATAAGGCATAGGTTCGATTATAATATCAGGTTCGTTGCCCCAGTAGGTTCTAGTAATATAAATAGTATCTTCAGGCTTAGGCGCTGGAGCATCAGGGGTAAGAAAAGCGTTTGTTATCTGCTTCTCGAACTCCTTCTTCAATGCTGAGTCCATCGCAACAATGTCGTAAAACCATACAGTTCCTATGAGCGAGGGCATTTTGGGCCTCCGTTAGTTTTAGGTTTATATAACCAGGAGTTGTTTTTAAACCATACCGGGTACCTAAGTAATGCTCTATCTTCTCACCTCGAGCTGCTAGTTTAATAGGCATTCCAGTGTCAATAGAAGTGACTTTACCTTGTAGGTCTGTTAGCTCTTGTAGCATTCTAAATCCGAAAAGATGTATAGGCTTAGGATAAGGAAAAGGTAGAATATCTCTAGAGCCTTTAAGATCATAAGGTATAGCGATGATATCGCTCGCAGCAGCGATTTCGTTCCAGCGATCTCGGTAGGAATCTAAAAGACAGCCTACTGCTTTGAAGAGTCCTCCCATTGTAATATCTACTAAGGCATCTATATACTCTGGCGGATCTCTAGGATTATCAGGAGGAACTATTACTTGGGCCTTTAAGGTTTCAGCGTATGCTTGTAGAGTAGCTAATGTAGCAGGATAATTATACTCATTAACCCCGTTATCGAGCCATAATGGCTTCCCTTCTCTAGAAAAATATTCAAGATATTCATCATGGATGAGCCAGGGAGCGATGGCATAGTTGAAGTCTTGGTATTTTTCGAATTCTTCGAGATGAGCCTTTGGTACTTCTAGTGCTAGGTAGATCATTTTATTCTCCCGAGTAAATTGTTAGGCCACCACTTTAGTTATAGTTCCTCTTCTCTTTCCGGACCACTCATTATGGCTTCAAAATTTTGGCCGTTCTCAATCGCTTGAATTACTTGCTGTACAACTTCTAGTCTCTCACAATCATTTAATTTCTCAGGTATGTCTTTATCATCATACCATCTTTGGATATTATATCGCATGATGTACCTCCTTTTTTATAGTGGCCTAACACTTAAACTACTCCTCTAAGTACCTAACTGGTTTCTTATGCCCAACTGCGTAGTCGACCTCGCTACGGGTGCTCTCGCCTACATATCCGTTAATATTAATCACAAGAACCTCATCAGCTAGATCAATCTTCCGCTTGTGGACTTCGTCAACAATCTCTTTCACACCTTCTTGGTCGCCGATATGAGTCTTATCTTCCCCCTTAAAGTACCCTTCCGGTAGGGCACACCAGCTTAGTACAATGTATCCTTGCTTGGTATACTCCCATTGGACTATTAACATCTCTGCTGTGAATCTAGTCGATCCGCATAAGCATAGAACTTTAGGAAATCCAAGATCTTTTCTGTTCATGATATCTTCTCCATCGTCGGCCCCCAACAGGAGCCTGTTTTTATTGATATAGGGAAGCAGTAGTTTTCGAGTTCAGGAATAGGTCGGGACATTACCCTTTTAACCCAGTCTTTAGCTGCTTTCACAGGAAGACACTCTGGAACCTGGAAGAGGATCTCATCGTGGACTGCTAGGAGAGGCTTTATTTTCCAACTCGCTTGTTCTGTTCTCGTTAAAGAAGTCGAGCATACGTCTCCAGCAGCACTTTGGACTTTAAAATTCAAAGCCTCTGTGATAGAATTGCAATATCTTACTCTACCAAAGACAGATGTTAGATATCCTTGATCTTTCCATTCTTTAATATTAGCCTCTCTCCATCTTAAAAGGTTTGGATACTTATTGAGAAGCTTACCCAGCCATATCTCAGCTTGAGTATCTGAGACTTTAAACTCTAAAGCGATAGAGCGTTTAGAGCGTCCGTAGATTGCTCCAAAGGTCACCCTCTTTGCGGGGCTGACGTCTAAGCTAGTATAGTTTTCAGGAAGAGGCTTGCCAAAAAGCATTTCGTGGGTCTCACCGTGAATATAGACACCTGAAGCTATCATATCAAGTATTACTTGCTCTTCTGCTTGAATAGCAGCTACGAGCAGCTCCAGCATATTATAGTCAGCGTCTAAGAGATAGTATCCGGGATCAGGAATGAATAGATCTCTTGTTTCATCTGGTATATTTTGAAGATTAGGATTTCTGCTGGATAAGCGGCCGGTAGCAGTTCCGGAGGAGTCGAAGATGGTATGGACTCTACCGTCAGGTTTTATTCTTTGGCTAAGGCCTATTAAGTAAGTTGATTCTATCTTCTGAGGTTTTCGATAATCCAGGATTTGGTTTATGAATTTTGCTTGATCCTCAGTATTAGCTGCTAGCTCTAGTTTTTTTAGCTGTTTTACATCCGTCTTAGGATTTCCTTTTTTAGTATATTTAACTGGAAGCCCTAACTTAGCCAACATCTTACCAACATCTTGTGGAGACCTTGGGTTGATACCTCGGCGTAATAGTTCGTTTTCTAAGGCTTCCAGTTTAGGGCCTATGTTGATGGTTTTTTCAATCAGGGCGACTTTGTCGATTAGGACGCCTCTGGCCATGATGCTGATTAAGGCTTCTGTTAAAGGGATAGTAATCTCCTTCATCGCCTTCAAGAGGTGAGCGGGCATGTCTGCCTCTTGCGCCAATCTGACACGCCAGGTAACATCAGCATCACGGCATGAGTATAGGTTTAGCTCTTCGGGAGAGAGATTCCAGACGCCTCGTTTTCTAGCTGCTTCTTTATAGGGCAGGACGTCTGTGTACCAAGATCGCAACCAAGACAAATCACGGGGGAGGTCAGAGTAAAGCATCCCGGCAGCGAGCTTAGTATCCCAACTAAGGTTGTGCATAGGGTGATCCTGGACAGTAAGCCAGAAATTGTCAAAGGAAGCGTTTTGGATCGTTTTGGGAACTCTTGGGTCTTGCAACCATGGTTCGAAGACTTTCCATCTTGGGTCATTATAAGGATCTCCTCTATTTAAAGCTACTGATACGGCTTCATATTCAATACCGCTGAAAGAGAAGCCTATTAGTTTATCATAGTAAGGATCTAAGCCTGTTGTTTCAAGGTCAAAGGCGAAGCCTAGAGGCTGAACCTCATTATGCTCTTCTAATAACCTGCCTAGGTGGGCGGCAGAAGGGTCGTAGGTATATCTCGTCTTCATCCGTTGGAAACGTTTTCCAGCAGCTAGGAGGAGAGCTGCTTTATTGAAAACGTTGATGATGGCGAGTAGGTAACCCTTCTGCCGGATTGCATAGGCGGGATGGAAGGCAGGTAAAAGTAGTTGGCTATCACCTGATTCTGTGAGAGGAGTGCCTTGGTAAGCCGTTATGCCTTTTTTACTTGTTAGAGCCTGTAGAGCTATTTCACCTAGAGGGATAATAAGTTTAGGTTTATACCCGTACAGCTCTTTAAGGAGATTATGGGTACAGGCTTGTATTTCGCTTGGCAGAGGATTCCTATTACCAGGCGGCCTGCATCTAACTACATTGATGATCGCAGTCCTTTTTAACCCTTCCCATCTTAGAGGAAATTTTTGGCTTATAAAAGCCTTTGGTTCAATAGAACTACGTAGGACTACGCCTAAGAGCCTACCTGCACCGCCGACGAAAGGCTTTCCGTTAATATCCTCATCCTCGCCAGGAGCCTCGCCTACTAGTAAAATATCACAAGGCTTAGGTCCAGTACCCCAAACGATTTTCTTCCTGGTTTCATGCAACTGACATTGTTGGCATTCCTGTGTCTCCACGAGCAAACTCCGTTGTTATAGGTATACCACCTCTGGGCTTCCAATCCATACGGATGATTAGCCATAAAGGTTTTATTGTTCCAAAGATGTCGTTGAGTATTTTGATGTTGATACTTTCAGCAAAGCCTTTAAAGTTTCTAAAGGCATGGAGGTAGAGCTTTAAAGACTTTGTTTCAAGAGTATAGTCTTTGGGAGAGAATCTTATAATAATCTCCGCCCAGTCAGGTTGAGAGGTGATAGGGCATAAAGAGGTAAATTCTTCCGAGCGAAAGCTTATAGCTCCGCTAGAGGAGCCTTTAAACAGGGGTATCGACTGTAATATTTCTCTTGTCGGTTCCGCCTGTGGTTTGTAGCCCCTTCCGCTCTTGAACTCTGTTACCATGCTTTTTACTCCATTGTCTTATTAACCTATTAAGACACCATCTGGCTTTTAGAAGATCATCAAGGCCATTTTTTTCTTTGTAACGACAGATGTATTTTACTATATTGCCTTCATGGTGGTTAAGATCCATGCTTTCGATTAAATGAACTGGCATGATGGTGCCTTTTTTGGGTTTGTAGTGATCAGGTCTTTTTATCATTTTATCGCCTCCAAAAACTCCTGTTTAACATGGGGCATTACTAAAAAATACCCTTTAAAAGAGTTCATTACGACTCTGGCTGTAGTCTCTACTCCTCTACATTGCATACAGCCGTGATCGCCTATTACAGTACAACCGCAACCGTGAGGTTCAAGTTTAGTCATGATGAAGTCGGTGATTTCTTCTGTAATATCTTCTTGAAGCTTCCAGCCTGAGGCTATGTAATCAACTATCCTGGCTAATTTAGAAAGCCCTACGACACGGTTTTTAGGTATATAGCCTACGTGAACGGTATAGTGGACTCGTTCGAGATGATGAGGACAGCGTGACCAGGCTTCATGGCCTTTTAGGATTACCATTTGATCGTAATCTGCTGGGAAAACGGGAAGCTCAGGTTCTGAAGCTTGGACTTCTTCACGGAGCATTTTAGCCATTCTAGTGGGAGTGTCGATGAAGTTAGGATCGGAAGTGTCGATGTTTAGGCTTTCTAGAAGATCTGCAACTGCTCGTTCGGTTGTACGGGGCTTCCAGAGTTTAGAGGCTTTAGTTAGGATCTGGAGGTCTTTTTTCATTTATTTTCCTCTTGGAAGGATTTTAGTATCTTGTTTATACTCTTTTTAGATATATAGACCGCATGACCTTTATGATTCCTCCCCATTGCATCTATACAAAGGTCTCTGTCAAATGGATAGTCTCTGAGAAGTGAGTTGATATAGTACTCACAAGGCCAGCCGAAGCTTATTATTTTACCATAGTAGCCGTACTTATCCTTTTCTTGGTTGTGCCCCTTCCTGATCTGAATGCGCTTGACAAACTTGTTCCCAGCGGCGTCAAAAGCATCAACATCCTTTTCTTTTAGTACCTCCATTCTATTCCTCCATTGATTTAAAATCTTTACATCTTAAGCTTAGCTTTAATAATTTCTTACTTCTATTATACCGAAGGTATTGTATAGAATAAGTTTTCATAAAACCATCCCATGTTTGCCAATGGTTTTTAGAGCAAAAGGCTCTAGGCTCTTTAGCAAATGCTTTACAGTGGAAACAATTAAAGCATACACGGAAGGGTTTTAAGGTATTGTTTTCTTTACGGCCCATTTTTCAAGTAGTAACAAACTCACCATTCTCTCTTACTCCATAATACCCTTCAATTTCAGGAAGACCGTGCTTGAGCGCAACAGCATGACAGGCCTTTTTTGCATCAACTGTGACTGTATCTCTTTTTATTCCTTCAGCAACGGAGAAGACAATCATTATGTCTCCTGGCTTCCAGCCTCCTGAAGCGATTCGTCGCAACGCTTCGAGCTCTTTTACCGTAGCGAAAACTTCGGTTCCTTTCATCTTTTATCCTCCTTTTAAAAAAGCTAGCAGTGAGTCAGCCTGTCTAACCCGATGCTGACCTACCTATGGGACGTAGCGCAAAGGCCACTGCTAGCTTAGAAAAGCAGCTACAGGCTCCTGGCACCTATACTTTGTAATAGTATTTGACAAAGTAACACCTCACTTATTAAAAGGTAGACCTTTCGGCCTACCTTGATAAGCTACCTGCTCCCCCACTCCCGTCTTAAAGACAGCTGCTTAAGATTTGTTAACTGATCCCCCTCCTGTTTATAAGCCACCAACCACTAAGTCGTAGCTATCAGTTAACCCTCTAGGCTGAAAAATTCTGCAGCCTGTTTCTCTTTGTACCTTGGTAGGTATCTATGATAGCCTCAGCACCGAAATCAGTGCCTATAGTATCCTGCAAGATCGCAAAGAGATCTTCCTCTGAATAATCGCCATCAGGAATAGGCTCTCCCATACAAGCTTGGTAGAAAACATCTGCTCTCCAAACGGAGTTTTCTTGTAAAGGAAAGTTATCGACTACCTTCTGGCCAAGCATTTCCTCATTATCGCCCTCGGTGACAATGGCGGTCATAAAGGCATTCTTGGCATCGCTGGATTTAGAATCTGCTATCTTCCAGCCTGATACTTTGAATTTGTAGAACCCTGGCTCCACGATGGCACCAGCTCTTGTTGATTGATCAACTTTAATCATCTTGGTTTCACCTCCTTTCTTGGTGGATTTTTTTTTAGGAGCTTTAGGCTCCTTTTTACGCTTTTTTACCATGAGCTATCTCCTTTTAAAGAGGCAGCATGTGCCATAACTATTTCTACTTCTAGGTGAGGATCTAAACTTGTAAACCCCTTTGTAGGTAAAGTCTTCGATCCAGTTCTCTGGACTGAGGCACTTTCCAAATATACCAAGGTACCGTTTAAACCATTTACAGTCTAGGCAGGAGACTTTTTCAGGAGTTGATTTTTTTGATAAGCTTTTCATAATTAGCCTCCTCTAGCATATCGAGATTAGTCGATCTATCGCCAGCGATTACTATGCCGTAGGTAGGATCTGGGACGGTTAAGAGCATAACTCTTTGTTTGAACTCTTTAGCCTCTTTGTCTCTGTATCTTTCCCGGAAAACATAAAAGACTTCATCGATGATTGCCGGCATGTCTCGAGCTAAGCGTCCTGGTAGATCAGGGTCGATTTGGTTTAGTTCTCGGGCCGGGCCTTTTATAGTAACAACATGGTCGTTGCACTCGAAAATAGATGTATAAGGCAATTCAGTAGCTCTTATAACAACATTTCTAACCTTGTCAGCGTTAAGCATCCAGTCATGGATAACTGGAACCTCCCGGTTGGAGTCTTTGAGAATATCAATTATGCAGAGTCTGGATAAATAAGTCAGAGAAGACCAGATAACTGTTTCAATATTAGGATCTTTTTTCTTTAGCCTCGTGATGAGAGGAGTAACCTCTGGCCAGTGGTTTATTTTAACGAAAGGGTGTTTGAATCTTCTAATAGAAGCCAAGCCTCCTATGGGACCTGGTTCTGTAGCGATAAAAAGAGGCTTAGGCCATTGGGCTGAGAAAGTAGTCTTGCCGTTTTTAGAAGGTCCGTAGAAGAGATAAGACCAATGTTCAGGTGGATCGCCTAGGGTCTGGTATTCCATTCTAAGGCTCCTTTATACTTTTAATGTTGATAGAGCTCTCTCTGCAGCTCCCTAACCATTATCACGGTTGTACAGTTCGGGGTAAAGTTCATCCCCTGACAGGTCGACTTTCATTACACGGCCTTTAAGATAGTCGAAATATATACGACCTTTGCAGTTGTCTAAGAGCTCTTAAGCTTCATCTCTCGTCATAGGCTCTGGGTTGAAGTGTAAGAATCCTAGCCCCTGTGGCTTGCTGCAGTTGTAAAGAGCAGCTAGTACTTCAGCTTTGTTGTACTCCGCTAGATTTATCATTTTCTTTTCTCCTTTCATCTAAATAAAGCGTAAGCTTCTTAATCCAAAAAGCATACGAATAACAACCAGGGCCTTTTTGGATTTTGGTCATTAAGAGATCTAATAATTCCTTAGGACTACGTCCTTTAGCCCATTCTCCTATATCCATACAACCTTTGCAAAGGACTTGGTCGATGGTCCAGTAGCCTTCGCCTTTTAAAGATACATGGCATTTGTCACAGGTTCCGGTCATTTCGGTTCTCCTCCCCCAAAATACATTATCGAATTCATCTTCACGTCCGCAGGAGCGCTTATCTTCGCCGAATGAAATAAAGGACATTCTTTTAAACCTCCGCCCATGATGTTGGTGTTTCGTATACTCGGACGCTATCTATTTCCCTTGTAGGCTTTCTACTTAGCAAAAAATAGAGCTCGTCGCTTATATATCTAACTAAGTTCTCCGCAGTTGGGTTAAGGAGATAGTCGTTTAGAGTAGAGTGATCGAGTTTACTAGCTACAGTGTTGAGACAAGATTTTAAATGCTGAAAATCTATAACCATTCCAGTACCAGGATCTACAGATCCTTTTACTACTATCCTAACCAACCATCTATGCCCGTGCATTTTTGAGCAGGGGCCAGGATGATTAGGAAGGTAATGAGCAGCATCGAAATGTTGGGTTATGGAAACTTTCATTTTTTCCTCCTTTTAAAAGTATAGTTTTATTCCTACGCTATAATTATGATGTACGCATTTCAGTGACCCCGCTATCCAAATTCCTAGCCAAACCTTTCTAAGGTTGGAAGGAAGCCAGTCAGCAATTAGGGCGCTGACTAAGGTGGTTGTAAGGAAGTATATAGGGATATACTCTTTACCGTGCTTCTCAACTCCGTGGTTTATCATGGGATTTTTTTCATGCCACTTGGGCTCACTGAAAATATATCTCGTCTGCAAACAATCTATAGCTTTAGAGGCTATTAAGACTCCAAGTAAAGCTTTGTCCTTTGTATCCCAATCTTCTGCTAAGCAAAGAGTTGGGGTAGAGAGTATTAAGACGATTAAAAGTAGCTTCCTCATTTTAGATTTTGCTGCTTTTTATTAGGATCAGCTTGGCCTTTAAGCAAGTGGCGATCTCTGATTTTTCTCGCTTCTGTATCTCTGCTTCTCTAAAGGCTTCTTCAGTATCTCTTTTGGCCTCTTCTTTGTCCTTTGCGAGCATCATGCCTATCATAGAGCTCATCATAGCACTTGAGATATCTTTACTCTCCCAAGTGGCTACAGCCTCAATTAGAATCTCTAAATCTTCTTTTGTCAGGTCTTTTGTATCCATTTTTTCCTCTTATTTATGAATTATCAAACCTCTGTAAAAAACCATTATACCCTCTTAGATCCGGAGGACCTGTGGCTGCGCTGTAGTAAGTATTAACGAAATCATTGCGAAGAGGCTCGTTGTCGATGTCGCAAATGGGTCTATAAGGGCATTCACCGCCTATTAGGGAGATACATTGGAAGAGATTTCTTCTATGTGTAGGAGGTCTGTCGAGAGTATCGTGAAGCGTAGCTATCCCATAAGCTGTTTCTACAATAAAAATCTTGTAGCGATTTATATATTTCTGAGGCACTATAACCTCTTCACGATGGAATTGAGGGGTCTTGGTCTTTATAATCATATCATAAATTACCCCTTCAGCCTCTGGCGTCAGGAGCATATAGCCTAAGGTCTGAGGATCTTTATGAAACATTTGAAGCATTCGCTTGTTTAAGGCTCCGGCTGTTTTTCGCTCTAAGATTTGACTGCCCTTCATAGCATCTTTACGGCCTGTGTAGAGGACTTTACAGGAGGTGCCATCTGAATAGTCTATCTTTCCGACTTCTAGTTCAACCGAACCTTGTTCTATATCATGAATATCATCCTCGAAGCCATACTTGGCAAAATAAGCCTGAACAAGCTCCCAAGATTTACTAAGCTGTAACTGAGTATCATCAGAAGGAGAAGGATGGTCCATCAGGACATATTCGACAAGAATCTCATGGACTTTATCTAGATCCTTACACGTATTTCCTAAGGCTAAGCCTAAATGAACCAGATCACCTATTACAAAATAATCCGGCCGTTGCTTGGGAACCAAGAGGTCTATATAAGCCAGTTTGTACTTCTCTGCACAGGTCCTGAACGACGCCATTGACGATCTCGTCAGAGACAATTTTTCCATGATTTAAGCTCCTTAGTAATTTTACTGCTATCCAAGGCTGGTGTCTACAGTCCTTTCTAAGACAAGAGCCTTGGAGGCATTTGCATTTGAGAGTATGGTTATAGAAACCAAACTTATCCTCTGGAGCTAAGCTTAGTATAGGATGATCTTTTTGGCTCGGGGGCTTTGGATTTTGGAATGGTCGATGTAGGTTCTTTTTCATAGTGATATGATACTTTTTTCAAGAGTTGTAATGCTTTACCAGGACTGAGGTTGTAAAGTCTCATGATATTAAGAGCATGGCCTCCGTCGAGGTGATATATATAATTTACTCCATTGATACTTACACCCATCTGGTTTTCGTAGGAGTATCTGATTTTAAAGTCTAAAGGCATTATTTCTTTCTCTTAGGCTTTAGAATTAGATAGAGAATTATAAATCCTCCGAATATTAGGATGGTGGTAAGGGTATAGGTCATCTTAGTCCTTATTTCCATCTATAAGGACGTCTCTAATATCTGCTAGGAGCCTAATAAAAAGAGGCATTGCTGAGGCTATGGCGCAGATGGCTGCCTCACTTTCTTCTTCAGATTGTAAACTGTCCAACGTTCCAGAATATTTTCTTAATAATTCTTCTCTTGATAGAAACTCCATCTTATCCTCCTAATTCTTAACTATATCAAAAAACTTACCATCTTGATAAGGCTTTATTTTTAACTTTAAAGCCTTTAAAACTCTAAGCACCGAGATAACCTTACGGTTATCGCTTAGTAGATGCTCTAAAATATAAGGCTGTTTCCAGTTGGATCTGTACATTATCTCCTCCCTTTTAAAGATCTATAAAAAGCTCTACGTCTCTGAGCCTTTTGCATTACTCTTAGATTCTTTTTGAAAGTCTGAGATCTACCAGTAAATCTTTCACCAGGATTGTTAGAGAGTTGCGGTAAGGCTGAAAGCTGAGTATGTGATTTCATTTCTGCTAAAGCTTGCAGTAAATAGGGCATAAAGTTCGTTATACCTTTATTCAACATCTTCTCTATCCTCCCATTCTTTGTAGATAGGAATAAGGCCTTTGGATTCTAGTAAATGTATAATCCAGCATATTAAGATGAAGATACCGAAGGTTATAAGTAGTACATATAGTTGATACATTTTAATTATCCTTCTGAAAAAAAAACAACTGCTCCCAAGCTTTTTAGATCATGCTTTCTCTTCCAGATACCGATCAATTTCAGCATCTGAAACAGTAATCCCAGCTTCTAATGCCTTTTGCATTAAAAGCCTTGCTTTTGCATTTCGCTTTTTATAGGCCGTTCGCTGTTTGTCCATGAAGACAGGGTCATTCCGACGCTTTTCAGCATAAGCTTGCCGTTTGGCTTTCAGCTCGGGTTCCTTGTCAAGGATACCCATAGCCTTTTCAATTTGCTCTTCTGTATAGCCTTTCTCCTTCAGAGAGGCCATTATATCTTTTGTACTCATAAGGTTTTTAAAAACCTCCTCTCCTTGGGAGACAGTTGTTTTTTTATTATTATAAACTCAAAGATGCTAACAAGTGCTTTCTTGCTAACATCTTTCAACCTATTTCGACCATCTTTTTAACATATCCTCTGCCTCTTCTCTCGTCCAATAAGGACCTATGGCACTTTTGATAAATTCATTTATAATAGAGGCTCTTCCTGAAATAATTTTCTGACGATCATCGTGGCGACCGGCGATCCAGTAATAATACTTCATGATATTATCCTCCTATTTTAAAACCTTCTTTATCATACTGCTGACCAAGGCCTAGGCCTAAGCCTGTGCCATAAACCTCATAGCAATTAAGGCACATTATAGCCCAACAACCTGAGGAATTTGTCTTTCCGTCTACAAAGCCATCTTCCAATAGACCTTCACAAATATTACACTTCTTAGGCATTTCAGAAAGCCAACGCTTTCTTTCTGTTTTAATTTGGTGATTAGTAAAAGCTTGCTTTACTGAACCCATAATATTATCCTCCTACTCTGCGAGGCAATCTTCAGCGCAATCCTTACATACTCTATAAATGCCAAATGGAGTCTTAACGCTTCTCATATAACTCTCAAAATATTTAACTCCATACGTATGGCTAGGATTGCCATTAGGCGATGTCTTACTTTCATCGAAGTGTGAAATGTGCTCACACTTACACTTCTCTTATTCGCTCATAATATCCTCCTATTTTTTGACGTGATAATATTTCGACATGATCATATTGTATCAAATTTTGATGATGATTTCAAATTGAAAATTTTGAATGAAATCAATCATTTACATGAACATTAAAATCGTCAATGATTTCAATATGTTATCATACATTTGTAAAACTTTTAAAACAGTTTTACATGAAATATTCAATAAAATCAACAACTTACACAGTTTTATAAATTTTACATATACGTCATTCATTCACCTTCATTCGATCATTATCCTCTTATCTCTACCCTCTATCCTATCCTCTGCTCTTCCCTTACTCCTGTACCTGTGTGTGTGTGTGTGTGTGTGTGTGTGTGTGTGTGTGGTATATGGCACAGTGTGATATAAGGAAACAAATGAATGCGAACAAATGTGATATATGTAAATTTTATAAAACTTTGTAACATATTGAAATCATTAGGAAAATGATGTAAAACTGTTTTAAAAGTTTTAAAATCGTATGATAACATATTGATTTGATTGAGGAAATTGATATTGAGGTAAATGATTGATTTTATTGATGAAATCATATATTGTTTCAATTCAAACTATTTCACATCAAACTATTTCACATCAAATTATCTCAATACAATATACGGTATCATTATAATGCACGTATACGATGATGATAAACGTGCATTATATCATGCCGTGCATTGATTATGCTGACGCCTTGCGTTTTAACTCTGCATCCTCCTCCGACTTCGTCACTACCAAACCTGCTTTCTGTGCTTTCTTAATCATCAACTGATGCCATACTAACCGCCTTGTGCCGTATGCTTTACGCTTCTCATCCGCTTGAATCAATGCTTCGATTTTTTCTTGTGAATAATTCGCCATAATATATATCACCTCCTTTCATCATTTATTATGAACATATTATATCAAAATATCATACAAATATCAAACCTAAAATGTTCAATGATATACATATGTTACGGCAACATTAAAAACATGAACAATTTCAACACATTACGTCATTATGATAACATATATCATATACATATCATCACATCATCATCATCACGCATAACATCATCATAATATCATCATACATCACTCTATCACTATACACACATCATGTCACAAACATGGCCCCCCATTTCCGGCCCCGTCCTATTATGAACCCATCTCTCAATTAATCCTCAAAATGAAAGTCTACCATGGGTGAATGGTAGAGTTAAAATAAAGCAAGCTAAAGCTCGAGAGTTAGAACAAAGGAAATTCAAAGTTATTTTTAACGATTTCAATTGACATCCAGGAAATAGAATGATATACTTTGTATAAAGATAGGTCTTAAAAAATGCCTAAAGGTTTTGAATCATGTGTCAGCAAAGGAGGTAGAGTTAGAACGAAGACGTTATCAGGAGGGAGGTATTTGCATATTTGTTTTTTAGGAGGGAAGAGCTATAGTGGCGAGGTTAAGAAGAAGGTTGGATCGGAGATTAAAAGAGGAAAGAAGTGAGATATAGTTTAGTCGAGGAAGAGCAAGATATTATAGAAGCAGTAGGAGAAGTTCCTGCTAAAGAATTAAGAAAGCTAAGCTCTAAACATGAACTCGTCCTGATGCTTCATATGAATTCTATCCCCCCTGGTGAGATCGCCGAGATTACTGGATATAACCGTAACCATGTTACTTGGATTACTCGACAGCCTATTTCTAAAGCTGTCATTAAGGCAAGATACGAAGAACTTGACGACGAGTTTAAATCCTTATACTATTCCGCTATTGAAGCCATTCGAGATGGTCTTACTTCAGCAAACATCGAAACCAAGCTAAAAGCTGCAGATAAATATCTAAGAGCCCATGGTAAATACGGAACCGTTGCTGAGGCTTCAGAAACAGCCGAAGACGTAGTCAAGAGGATCTTAGAATTGAAAATAACCGAAACAAGACCTTTAAAAGGAGACTAAAATGAGACTCATGCCTAGGATGCTTCTAAAGCGCTGTCCTGCTGCTCAAGATACTTTAGTATCCAGCGCCACAGGAGCAGTTTTTCACGGAGTCCTGTTTACAGGAAACGGCAACAGTGCTACGTGCCAGATTTATGACAATAGCGCTTCTGCTCCTAATACTTTAATTCACGAAGTAGCAGTGACTGCTACAAAGCCTTCTATTCCATCATGGCCTCCAGCAGGAGTCAACTGCGGCACAGGGATTTTAGTTACCAATAGCGGAGTCGGTGGCGTAGCCTATGTAGGCTATAGCTTCGTGTCATAGGGAGATAGAATAATGCCATCCGGATCCCTTGCGGGGCCTTATTGGAAGGATGCAAGGTATGAATATATTGCTGGAGAGTTAATCTACATGGGGTTATCAACAACACATAAAGCTGCTACAGATGCAGGCGATTTATGGTGGGCATGGAAATATACATGGGTTAGTGGAAATAGAACAAGGAGAGAAGGCCCAATTAATTGTAATTGGGATGATGTAGATTCAGAAGGTTGGGCAGAATAAGGAGATATTATGACAATAACTAACGATCTTAATACATGGTGGGCGGAGTTATCCGATTTCCAGAGAGGAAATAAGGCCAAAGCCCAATTTCAGGATACTATGAATACCATTGACCAGATGTTGGATGAACTCAAAATCATAAACGACAGTGGCGACTTTGACCAGCTTCCCCCTAGTTGGAAGGCGAAAGCTCTATGGGCTTGGCAACAGTTGGATGCTGCAAGGGATACGGTGAAGGCCGATGCTGAGTTTATGGAAGGAATTAATTGGAGGCCGTAAATGACTTATAAAGCTAAATGTGACACAGCGGGTATCAAATGGTGGATAACTGGTACGGGGTCAACTATTAATAGGTTGTCTGAAATAATGGTTGATAACCCTGACGGTCTTGAGGAAGATGATAACCCTGGGAATTTTCAACCTTGGGCTGAGGAATGTTCTGAATAGGATGATATCGCTAAAACTTGGAGGCCATAATTGGCTTACGATGCAAGAACACAAGATGACTTAGCCAAATGGTGGGCGACTGGGACAGGCAGCACCGTTAATCGTCTATCTGAAGTCATGGACGATATGCCTGATGGCCCTGCTATCTACCATATAGATGCGGATGACGCTTGGACTCAGAATGGCGCAACGGCTGAATGGTATGTGGCAACTGCTACTAAGCCGGATGATGTTGCGGAAAACCTGGCTGGCTGGCGAAAGATGACAGGCGTTGCGGATGACAGCGAAACCGGGGATGGTGCCGGACTCAATACCGATGAATGGTGCTATGATACCGACAATAACAGGGTTTATATAAGGCTCTCAGATGATTCAGACCCTAACGATACAGATGTAAGAAAACACTATGCCTGGGATGGGAGTGGTGCTGGGCCTGCGATTATGACGGAATATATTGAGGATTTGGTTTATCGGATTCATTTATGGCTGGAAGTGGGAGATGGAACGACTTCGACCACATTAACATCAACAAATGAGCTTATCGTTATTGAAGATCCAGATGCAGATATAGATTTTGTTGCAGCTAATGCAAGTTTTCAGGTTGGCAAATGGGATGCCACTGCGGGTCATGCAAAAAATGGCTCATTTATTTATTTCTCAAAGGTTTGTACCGCTACACGATGGTATAATGTAAAAGGTGCTTTAAAACTTTATGGGTCTATATTAAGAGCGCTTAAAGATGGAGCAACTAGCCATATTTATTTATTCAGCACGGGCAATAATGCTTATATAGATAATCGGGAGTGCCATTTTACTGGATTTAGAGCAATAAGGTTGGCTGGGGGTGGAGTACCTAACAATAATTACATTTATAACAGCGTGGTAGATGATGGTTATGGATGGTATATTAGTTGCATTCCCACAAATGACTTTCAGGGTGTTTATACTACAAATGGAATACGTTTTAGTTGTAATGCTAATGCAACTGTCAAGGAGTTGGATGCTGATGAGTGGTATTTGAATGGTGTTGGAAAGACTTTAATTCTAATTAATCCCATTAGTATTAATACTTCTCCATACATTGAAGATGATGGTTCCGAAATATATGTAAAATACTCTTGCAACATCCACACAGCCGACAAAAACGGTGCTGCCCTAGCCTCTGCCTCTGTAGCCTGCGAATATGCCCATTTGGTGGAAGGCTCGGATTCAAAGACCTATAAATGTATTGCCGACCATACGGCTGTAGATGCTGACCATAAGCCGATAACTGGCACAGATTGGGCCGATTATTGGGTGCTTTATAATGCAGACGGGGGTCTTGGTGGAGATTGGAATACTGGGTTTGCTTATAAATCAGGAACGGCTGAATTTGCTACACAGACTACAGATGCAAATGGAGATATGACGGAGCAGAATATTCAATATAAGAAATGGGTGGGCACGTCTGAGGTGCTTGAGGCAAGGATTCATAAGTTTACTTTCTCTAAAGCAGGCTATGAGACTTTACCTATGGAGGATATTATTGTTAGTGCAGCGATTGGTAAGGGGAAGCCTTGGCCTTTGGAGTTACAACCAAACATCAAGATAGACGTAGACACTAATGAAATGTTTATCCCTGCCGCCGTAGGGCAGCAGTTTTTAACAAGAATTTAAAATAGGAGATCTGAAATGAGTCTAAGAGTCGCGATCATCAGAGAAAAGCCAGATGGGGGATTTGTTGAAGCCGTACCAGGATATACTGATAGCCAGTTCCTATCACGGTTAGCAGCTAATATAAACGAAAAATTCCTCCTAAAAGAAAACTACTGGAAGCGTCGGTTTACCAGGAAGGAGTGCTTAGAGCTTCTTAAGATAGGATACGAGGAAGCTATCAAAGGACTCAAAGAAGAAACTGTAGCTTTACCTTAAGATGAAAGAAGCCTTACAAACCTTATGCGTAGTAGCGATATCCTTCGGGATCATAATCGAGGCCTGCTACGAGGCTCATATGGGTTTTATCCTCATTACCGGAGGAAGCCTAGCTTTCGCTATTTCGACTAAAATTAACAAAAGGAAGAAAAAATGATCACTTGGGAACAGATTAAACATTTCAAGCCTTATGAGTTTGATGATGACCTCCATCCTGGCAGCGGTGATAAAATAAACATGGTTATGGTATTCAACCTTGATTATCTATGGGAAAGAGTTTATACTTATACCAAAAAAGCTCCTAAGATCATAATTACTCAAGCTGTAGATCTATACGGCGAACACGGTCATTCTGAAAACAGCTACCATCTAGCAAAAAACGGTTGCAGGGCAGTAGACTTCATTATCATAACCGATCTCGATCCTCGTATACAATACAAACTCGTAGAACGCCAAGGCTTTGGTGGTATAGGTGTATATTATGACTGGAACCGCTACGGTAAACCAGTCCCAATAGGCTTTCACGTAGACCCTAGACCTGACACAAGTTGGCAAAGATGGACTAGAAGAAATGGAGAGTATTTTTATCTCTTAGGCAGGAATAATTAAAAGTAGGAGATTGAAATGAAAAAACTACTTAGCCTTTGTGCTATAGTGGCACTTTTCTTGTTGCTCAGTTCCTTGGTTTATGCAACAGAGACGGAGCCTGTCCCTACTAGCATGCAAATAGAGGGAACCTGGACACTGGTTAACTTAGTTAAGGGTACATGCGGTACATGGGCATTCTTTACTAACCCCGATACAACTTCTAAGTATTCTGTGGCTTATATTCATCGTTGTATATATTTCAAAGGGGAAATATCACAATACGGCATCTTAGATAATAATAAATTTCGAGAGTTTCTATATAAGAAACTAGATGCTCCTCCAGTAGAAGTCTTTAGAAATGCACCTATTATTGAAAGAATGCTGAGGAAATATTTGGCTAAACCCCCAAAACATTAAAGCCCATCCCCTTGCCGGAGGGGCTAATCGAGGTATGAAAAATGGGAATCTTAGGAAGCTTACTAGGCGGCGGAGTAGGAACGCTTTTAAAGGGAGCTGGCTCTCTCGCCAAAGACATCAGAACAGCCATAACAGGAGAGGTCACTCTTACTCCTGAAGCAAAAGCTGCTTTAGATAGCAAAATGATCGAGCTTGAAAAGGTACTTATCCAAGTAGGAGTCGAGACTGATAAACTAAGACATAATATCATAATCGCCGAGGCACAGTCTCAATCTTGGCTTGCTAGGAACTGGCGGCCTATTCTAATGCTTACAATAGTAGCCATTATAGCAAACAATTTTGTCTTGTTTCCGTACCTAAGCCTTTTTACCACAAAGGTAAGGATGCTTACTCTCCCAGACCACCTCTACGCCCTGTTAAAAATAGGCGTCGGCGGCTATATCGTAGGAAGGTCGGCTGAAGGAGTAGCCAAAACCTTAAAGAGGTAGATAAGTGACACCGGAAGCATCAGTTATAGAAAACCTCCTCATGATCGCCGATAAAGACGGCAACGACGTTCCTTTTACTTTAAACGCTACCCAGAAAGTACTAGATGAACATTTAACAGGACGAGACCTCGTGCCGAAGGCTAGGCAAGAAGGAGTATCATCCTATTTCCTAGCTAGATACTTAATAAAATGCCTCTCCAAAAGAAACACCAGAGCCGTCGTTATATCTCATGATATGGAATCCACTCAGCGGATGCTATCTAAAGTACACTACTTCCTCAACAACCTCCGAGGGCCTAAAGCAGTAGTAGGCCATGCTTCAAAGAATGAATTTACTTTCCCAAAAACAGACTCTATGTTCTACCTTGGAACTGCTGGCTCAAGGAAATTTGGTCGAGGTGATACTATTACCAACCTCCACTGCTCTGAAGTTGCCTTCTGGCCAGATCCTAAAGCCCTCCTTGCAGGATTGTTCCAGGCAGTACCAAGAACAGGAGAAATCGCTCTTGAATCTACCGGAAACGGCGTAGGGAACTTTTACCATAACAGAGTAGTCAGAGCAGCTACAGGTAAAAGCCGATACAAAGTCCACTTCTTCAACTGGCAAAATTTTCCAGAATATACTATAAACGTAACCGAAGAAGAAGCTAAAGAAATATTATCCAACCTCGATCCCGAACTAGAAGAAGATATCGTACACGAAAGAGGTCTAACTCCTGGCCAAATAGCCTTCAGGCGAGAAAAGCTTGACGAACTCGATTTCGACTTAAGGCTCTTTAAACAAGAATACCCTATGACCTTAGACGAATGCTTCCAAGCCTCCGGTCATAGTATATTCTACAAAGTCCTATATAAACCTACTGACTTCTGGACTAAGGTCGATACTAATCTCCATCTCCTGGCTGGCCATCCTGATCCTAACCTCCATTACGTACTAGGCGCTGACGTAGGAGGAGGCGTCCAGCAGGACAATTCTATCGCCGAGATTGTCTGTTTGGAGACTATGGAACAAGTCGCTGAATGGGCTTCTAATAAACTTGCTCCTGATATCTTCGCTCATAAACTTACTGCCCTAGGCACAAATTTCAACGGAGCCTATATGGTAATTGAATCTAACAACCACGGTATCATGACCTTAAGCGAATTAAGAGGAAAATACCCCTCTCATCTCGTTTATCGAGACCCTAGCACAGCTAAGATCTCCGAAAGCCATTTACTAAAACTAGGCCATAGAACCACTACATCATCTAGATTCCACTTAATAGGCCTTTTAAGATACCACTTAGCTCGTGATCTAACTATCCACAGCGAACTACTCATGGGTGAACTCTCTACCTTTATCGAACACGATGATGGTAAACTAGCTGCTGACCAAGACTGTCTCGACGACCGAGTTATAGCCTTAGCCGAGGCTTCCTTCGGTCTTCAAAAAGCAGGAATCATGCTACTACCTCAGCCTCTAGCTTTACCACCTACTGAACCTGACCCATTCAGCCTAGAAGCTATCATCGACGAACTTCGAGGCAGAGATAATAAATTTCCTATAAAACCTCAGCACGGTGTCATAGATGCAGATTATTCTGTTATCGGAGAATAGCGAAGGCCTTAGCATCGCTAATAAACTCACTTCCGAAGGCCACACGGTAAACTGCTTCATAAAAGGAAACGGCCTATCAGGCTCTGGTCTCATAAACCTCATACCGTCCTGGCGACCTTTGGTAGGAAAATCTAATCTCGTAATAGCCTCTAAACCAGGCTTTAATAGTATCTATACTCTACTAACCCAATGGAGCATTCCTACTATAGGCTTCACCTCCCCATTCGAAGCAGTCCAAGACCAATACCTAACAGGCTGGTTTAACGGCAGCGACTGGATAAAGCCTCTTTTTAAAGTATGGAAATATAAAGAACTTCTCACTGGAGGCTTAGGACCTAGAACCGAGTGCATGGGCGTAGTCACAAGACCTACAAGCGAAACTCTTGACGAACTCATCCCGATGCTTAGAAAAGAAGGCTTTACTGGACCTGTTAACGGTTTCGATTATGATTTCATTGAAGCCTTTATGGAAGGTTTAAGAGAACCTATGACTGATTTAATCTTCGAGACAGTTCAAGGTATCAAGAAGGAAATAAACGTATCTAAAGACTGGCTCATCGCCGTTAGGCTAACGGTACCCAGATCCAGTATCAATACCGAAATAAAAGGCTTGACTAAAGAAAATCTAAAACACTTATACTTAGTAGACGTCCGTAAAGAAGACGATAAATACTTCTGCTCTGGTGAAACAGTCTTAAAGGCTACTGCTAGAGGCCGAACTCCTGAAGAAGCCAGAAAAAGAGTATACAGAACTCTAGATAATTTAAAAATACAAAACAAACAATATCGCTTAGATATAGGCGAAGGGATAAGTAGCTATGAACACTAGGAAGATTAATACTTCATGGTGGACAGATCAAATAAACGCCGGTATTAAATTTCGTAAAAAATATACCCATCAACAAAAATGGGAAACTTGGCGATCTTACTACCGAGGGGTCTGGAAAAAAGGGGTCTTACCCGTAAATCTTTTCTTTATGATGGCCAGGACCATCGTCCCCAGGATATACTTCCGAAATCCTTCTATCTCCTTAACCCCTGCTAAACCAGGCCCTTTACATATGGCCTTTGCCCAGACTCTTGAAAGAGTAGATAATAAACTTATTCGAAGGCTAAAAGTTAAAAAACAAATAAAGAAAATAGTCCAAGACGCTTTTCTATTCGGTACAGGTTTCGGTAAACTAGGCTATGGCGGCCAATATACTCTCAAACCAAGCCTTCTAGAAGACACTGAACAACCTTATGGTAAAACAGGAGAACGCTACGAGTATCACTCCAACGTTATAGCCAACCACCCATGGCTACTTCGCATCCCTCCTGGCCAAATAATCGTCCCAACTGGAACAGAAGGCTCTGAAGACATGATGTGGTACGCTCACTGGGTTAGAAGGCCTTTACAAGACGTTAAGCGAGATCCTAGATTTAAAAATACAGATAAACTAAAACCTACCTCTACCCAATCAATCGAACAGGAAACCAAAACCGAACCTGATATCCAAAAGCCTATCCAGATGATTGACCTCTACGAAGTCCATGATGCTAAATGGAGACGAGTTTTCGTAATATCTCCGGTCTCAGATAAGCCTTTATACGATGCTGGCGACGAATTCCAGTTCAAGGACGGTTTCAATCTCTACCCTCTCATTTTTAATGAAGACGATGAAGTGTTCTGGGGCGTACCTGATTCTCAGATCTTAGAACCATATCAACTAGAGATCAATGAGATCCGAACCCAAGCTATGAAGCATAGAAGACTTGCTCTGGTTAAAATCTTTGCTAAGCTAGGGTCTATTTCCCAAGCTGAAGCTGACAAAATGCTCTCCGAAGAAGTAGGAGCAATAGTCTGGACTCTTGAAGATCCTAACCTAGTCATCGACGCAAGGAAATTATCTGAAATCCCTGCTGATTTAGATCGAGCCAAATTCGAGGTCCTAAACGACGTCCGTGAAACAGTAGGCTTTTCTAGAAACCAATTCGGTGAATATGCCGCCAGGGGCAGATCAGGAGTCCCGACTGCTACTGAAGCCCAAATCGTCCAAATGGCTTCTGAAATCCGTGTAGATGAAAGAAGAGACATGGTTGCAGATCTCTTAGTTGGAGCCGTAGGCGATTGGCATGAGTTGATATTTACCTACTGGACAGAAGAACAAGTAATTGACATAATAGGCCCTGGTGGAGTACAACTATGGGTAACCTTTACAGGTCAAGAACTAAAAGCAGGTCAGTATGAAGTCAAAATAGACCCTGATTCGACCGTACCTGAAACTAAAGATATGCGAGAGCAAAAGGGGGTGCAGGTTTATACGATTCTGAAAGAAAACCCTCTAATCGACCCTGAGAAACTAACCAGATACTTACTACATAGTCTCCATGGAGTCCAGTACGACGATATGATGAAAGGAATGCCAGGAGGCCAGGGTATGACTCAACAAAACCCTATGGGCATGGGCCAATTAGCAGGAGTATTACAACAAGGCCAGAGAATGAATTTACCTATACCAGGAGCAAAATAATGCCTTTATACAACCTTAAATGTAAATGCACCCATACTTTCCAAGCCTTCTTTAGAAAAGGTATCAATATAGAATCTTCTTGCGCTATATGCCCTGAGTGCTCCAGCATCGCCTATATAACAGGCCGTGCTGATACTATAAACATACACTCAGTCCATTTCTTCCCATCAGGTATCTGGGAGCATATAGCTCCTCAGCCATTAGAAATAACTTCAAGGAGGCAATTAAAAGAAGAATGTGCTAAACATGATGTTTATGCCAAATATCTTGATCCTCCTATAACGTTAAAAAAACCAACTTATTAAATGAAAAAATGCTTGATTTTTAAATTATTAACCTTTATAATAAGGAGACAAAAATGGCCACGAAGGGCGAAAAGTATCCTAAGATAAACATAACCTATTTGCCTAATAAGATCAATGTTACCATTACTGACTGGCAAGGGTTAACAATCCGAAGGATACAGAGATCTATCAGAGAAGTATATCGAGAATTAAACAGGCTAAAAAAGGAACTTATCCGCAAAGTCGAGAAAGAAGGCGAAGTGGATAGAGGAAGAGAAGAGTATAAAAATATAGCGACGGGAAGAAAGGAGAGATAAAATGGCCGAAGGCGACGATAAAGGCAAAGGTAACGGCGATGACAAAGGTAAAGGAGATGGAGGAGCGGAAGCTCTAAAAGAGCTATTAACCCCCATGGTCGATTCTATCAAAGGCATCCAAGACGGGATGAAGGGTTTAGCTGACGAAGTAACTTCTATTAAAGAGGCTCAGGGTAAGGTTAAAGATACTGACGACGATGATAAAGACAAAGACAAAGATCTAGACGATCGTACTCTAGAATCTCTCTCTAGAAAAGACTTCATGGGTCATATTGTAGAGCAATTTGGCAAGTTGGTCGATGCTAAAATCAAGCCCGTGGCTACTCAACTAGACGACGGTCAAACAAAGCAATTAGAAGCAGACGTAGCCAAAGCTGTTAAAAAGGCTGAAGCAGATCATGAAGACTTCTGGGATTGGAAAGAGGAAATGGGTAAAGAGCTTCAAAAGAATCCTTATCTTTATCCAGAAGATGCTTATGTTCTGGCCAAAGCCAAAGACCCTGGAAAAGCGAAGGAGCTAGAAACGAAACACCTCAGCGAAGATGAGAAGAAGAAAATCGAAGAGGCTAAGAAGAAAAAAGATCAACCCCAGTTCGGTGGTCTAACTCCTACAAGCGGTAAGACCGTAGAATCTACAAAAATGAAGCAGGAGGAAGCCTCCGAGCTCGCCTGGAATGAGACGATGGGCGATACGGGTGAAAAATAATGGTAATGGGAGGTTAAAATGGCTTATGCTACTTTAGCTGAAAATTTAGACAACCTCTATACCACTACATGGCAACATATGAAGTCAGAGGCGAGGGATAATATCTTCGATGCGGTGCCATTTTGGTTTTGGCTAAAAAACAAGGGCAAAATGAAACCGGTAGAAGGTGGAAGATGGATCTCCGAACCGGTGGTATATGACAAAAATGACAACATTACCTGGTTGAAAAAAGGTGGAACGACTTCTTTATCAGACTACGAATTCCTATCCATTGCGAAATACGACTGGAGGTATGTAGCAGTACCTATAGTCCGCTTCGGCGTGGATGACCAGCAAAATAGAGGAAAGGCTCAGATCATCAACTTGATGAATTCCAAGATGGAGAATACTAAAAACGCCCTGATCTCCGAAATGGAAACTGTACTATTCCAAGCTAAAACCAGCGGCGACGATGAGCCTTTCGGCCTTCAGGACTTAGTCCAAGATGCTCCTACATCCAACCCTTCGGGAGGTAGTGTAGGAGGGATCAGCAGAAGTGCAGAGTCTTGGTGGCGAAACCAGTATACTAACGCAACAGGGAAATCCTGCTCAGTCTACCTCGTGCCTTATATGAGAACCATGCTCAACAACTGCATGAATAATCTCATGATGGACGCAGTAGATATCATTCTAACTGGTCAGCATCCTTATGAACTTTACGAGGATGAGACTATGGAACAGAAGCAGATCGTTAACAAAACCCTAGGCGATGCTGGTTTCCAGAATATCCAGTTCAAAGGTATTCCTATGATATGGTCTCCCAGCTGTGCTAGCTCTGCTATTGGCACAACTGCTGGTAGGATGTATTTCCTGAATACGAATTTCATCTACTGGGTTTATGACCCGATGCTGAACTTCGACATGACGGAATGGAAGGCGATCCCTAACCAGGTAAATGACAAAGCAGCTCAAATCGTTGTAGCCTGTGCATTCTTGGTCTCCAGATCAAGATGCCAAGGCGTAATTTATAACCTTGATACCTTATAAGGAGGTAGGAAATGACTACTAATTTAGGCATTAAACTGTCTTTCGAGACAGAATTAGACCAAGCCTATACCTCCGATAAGGAGGGTGTAGGGTGCATTCGGCACGAAGGTGATGCTGAGTTCGTCTGGCTGAAAGGCTTGGCGACCATCATAAAAGGTTTTGTGGTGGTATTCTCCACGGCTGATTATGCAGCGACCTTGTTCACCAATGCAATTACCAGAGAAAGGCGGTTAGCAGTAGCAGCTTCAGAAGCTACTGGCAGTAAATGGGGATGGTTCCAGATAAGAGGAAAAGCCAGACATGGCGTCTACGCAGCTCATGATTGCGCTGCTGATGCGCAGTTGTTCTCCACTGCTACAGCAGGAATGGTAGATGACGCTCCCGATGGAACAGCTGGTGGTATATTCATAAACGGCATGGTCCTAAACGCTGCTTGCGGTACCTCACCTGGTGCTACCTGCGGTGCGGATTTGAACTATCCTAATGCAGCTTCAGACATCACAGCAGCTTAATCTTTAACTAGTCAAGAGAAGCAAGCCTTTAAGGCTCCACGCTTCTCTTGGCTATATCTAAGGAGGTAAACGGTAATGGCTTACACATATAACACTGTAACGCTCGACACTCCTGCAGCAGAAAGAGTTTCTCGAAACTACGGAATGGTAACAGGCTCAGTCCTGTTTGACAACTACGTCTCAGGCGTAGGGGTAAGTAACGAGATTACGGATATTACGGATATATTTCTATCAATCAAGAGGGTTATTTGTGATGGTATAACTTCTGGTGGTTATGGCTGTAAGTGGAATGCTACTTCAAAAATGTTCGATGTATTCGCTCTGCCTACACAAAGCGCTAGTGCTATGGTTGTCTACCCCAGAGCAGTTAATACTGTCAGTGCAGGTACTGTAAACTTCGCAGCGTTTGGCTACTTTCGCTAAAGGAGGTTCAAAATGGGCCTTCTGACCCTAGATCAGATGAAGAACGAAGTCACGGCGAATTTAGGTGGCCGGACTGATCTTGATTCTTATTTAAACAATAGACTAAATCTCCAATGCCGTAGAATAGCTGGGCTTCATGACTGGGAAGAGTTACAGAGAATCAAAGTCGATGCTAACTCAGCTACTGATACTAAATCCTACGACGCTGCTACTTTTCTTGGAGAATCCTCCAACGAAAACATCCGTGATATCCATACCCTAAGACTCATTGACGGCACTAATTCTAGAAAACTTACCCGAATCACTGTCACCAGGCTTGATGAAGTTATGGCCAATCCTGAAAACTCTTCTTCTGGTAGACCTAACTATTATGTTTGGTATGGTAACTATCTAGAAATGATTAAAATCCCTAATGCTATTTATACCTTCTATGCTAGATACTCTCTATACCCTGAAACTATGGCTAACGGCGCAAGTACTAGCGATTTGAAAAACAAGGATGATGCTATTATAGCTCTAACTACCTCTTGGAATTTCTCTAGCCTCAAAATGAGAGAAGAAGCTGCTCATTGGTTTACGATAGCTAAGAACCTACTACTTAGTGCCATTAAAGAAGATCAGACTGATAGAGATCTAAAACTTACTCCAACTAGCGAGCTTTCAGCTCCTACAGGAGACTATTGGAATGATCCGTTCCAAAAGGAGGCACCTTAAATGACTACGCATACTCAATCTTGGAATGTCGCCTTTGAGGCTATTCCTGCTAACACCGACGACGCCAACGAAGGCGCTCAGAGGATAAGGAGTCTTAAGAGGGACATTAGGGAAAGGCTAGCTGTCGATCATGAAATGGAGCTTATGGCCAATTCAGCCACTGCTGATGGTAGGCATAAGAAGGTTACTTTCGTGCGGCAAGACTCTGAGCCTACTAATGCTGCCTCACAGGGTTTTCTATACACCTATAACAATACTGGCTCCGGCGACCTACACTTCATGAACGAGAATGGTGCTACCATACGGTTGTCTGATACCATCAACACTGCTAGCGGGGATGGAATAACAGGGATGAGAGTTAAGATCATCGAGATCGGTGATTGGAATATGGATACTACTGCTACCAATTACGCAACTCATGGTCTAACTTTGGCGAACATAAGAAGTGTAAGCGTCATGATCAGAAATGATGATAATGATGCTTACTACGACTTTAATAACGTACACAGTGCTGCAACTAAGATTCCTTGTGGGTTTATATATGAAATAAATGCTGACGCTGTGCGCCTTGATCGTATGGCGAGTGAGCTCTTCGACGCCGCTGCTTTTGATGCAACCTCTTACAATAGAGGTTGGGTAACAATTTGGTATACAATATAAGTGGGCTTATTATCAGAAAAATATCCTCCTTTTGAAATTAAACAAGAGAAGTTTCAGGATCAAGATGCTTATCTTGAGCTTAGAGATCTCGTCCAGGAGCTAGAAAGTTTCAGAAACGACGTAATCGAGGCTCTAAATGATGAAGCAGGTTTTCATGATAGGGGAGATCCAGGCGCTTATGATAAAGATGATTTTACTACTGATGGAGATTGGCACGATTGGGATCTGTCAGCGATAGTGCCAGCAGGAGCAAAAGCTGTTTTATTACGTATAATGTTACAAGATGATGCGGTAGCTTCTTGGTTACAGTTTAGAGAAAATGGAAATTCAAATGCTTATAATTATATTATAGTAAGAACTCAAGTGGCGAATGTAGTCATTGATGCTGATGCAATTTGTTCCTGTGATTCAGACAGAGTTATTGAATATAGAGGCGCTGATTTGGCATTCACTTCTACTCGTGTTATTGTGAAGGGCTGGTGGAAGTGACAACAAGAGCTGAGCTATATAGAAAATTTGGCCCTTTAATTTTAGAAGCCATAGTTATGATTGTGAAAGATGAGATCAATATCCTGCGTCAAAAAGCAGGTTTAGCGGAAAGAACAAATCAGCAATTAATGAATGCTATTGAGAGTAGGCTTGATGAACTTGAAGAATATGACTGGATGAGAGAGTAAATGCCAGAGCCTCAATATAAACACGTTCCAAATTTAGCCTTAGGCTACAATCCTTCTGTCCCTCCTGACCTGCTCCAGGATGGTGAAAGTCCCTACGTAAAAAACCTTATCTTCGACGAAGGCTTAGTCAAAACTGATACAGGCTACCAGACTTTTGGCTCTACTATTGAAGGATATCCTCAAAAGATCTTTCAGTTAGTTAAAAAAGCGGGAACTTCAGTTTTCTTGTTAATTACTACTTCTACTCTTTACAAATGGGCAACCCCAGAATGGCAGTTCGTTTCCAATAGCAATGCTACTCAAGCAAGCGGCGAGCATACGGCAACTGATTGGATCACCGTAGACAATACTGCTAGCTTCCGTGTCAGCTATCCAGCACCTCATAGTTCTTCAGCCTGGATAGGAGTAATGCTGGAGAGCGGCTTACAGCATCAAACCAAACTAAACGCCGTCTCAGCAGGCCACTGGCTTCAAATGGATACAACTTTAGCCAGTGGCGCTACAGTAAGCGATAACGCAGCAGTCATCGAAGCAGTGCCTTTAGCAGGGGACTTAGACGATCCTGTCAGCTGTGCTCCTTGGGTGCCTGATGATGATTTGATTTTTACTAATAATAAAGACGAGCCTCAGCTCTATGACAGCTCTGCTGATGAATGTAAGAATATTCAAAATCTTCCAGAATCAGGCGTCTTCCTGGCAGCGGTAGTTAGGATATTCAACAACTACGTTTGTTTCTATAATACCACCGAAGCAGGTAATCCTTATCCTCAAAGAGTACGAAGATGCAACACTGCTGATCCTACTAACTGGGCGACTGGCAACGCTGGATACAATGACCTATGGGATGAAGAGGATCATATCACAGCAGTTGAGCCTATAGGACCTTATATGGCTGTGTATAGAGAAAAGGCTATATATAGACAATCTTACGTGGGAAGCACTTCTGTCCTTTTCAACTTTGAAGAGATGGTTTCAGGAGAAGGTGCTATAGGAATAGAGGCAGTTGCTGTACTGAAAGATTTCCATTTAGTATTAGGAAACACTAGCATCTTCAGATACGATGGTGGCATGAGTTTGATAGATATAGGAAAGAAGGTTAAGGACTATATCCTAGGCCGTGGCGGTAGGCTGAACCCAGAATATAAACATAGAGCTCTAGCTTTCCAGGTTGAAGAATTAGACGAGGCTTGGTTCTTAATTCCTACTGGAGATGAATCATTACTAGGCTTCTTAATTCGAGTCAAAACGGATAAGGAGGTTTGGGCTATTAGAGAATTTTACCATGATTTTATAGGTTATGGGTTGTATAAAAACCCATTAGCAAGAACTTGGAACGATTTAACTGGCTCTTGGATTGAACAAGTTTGGTCTTGGGACGATAGAAGATTGTCTGTAGGCTCTTCTAGTATTATGCTATGTGGTCATACTCCAAAACAGGTTTATGAATATGACTTCGTCACTATTGCTGATAATACGCAAACTATTGTATGGGAGTTTCAAACGAAGGACTTTTCTAGTGCTAGATTTAAACTAAGAATGAATTTACTGGACATATACGCTAACGGTGCAACAGTAGAGATATCAAGAAGCCATGATCGAGGATCATCTTGGACTTCTATTGAAACGGTTACTTTAAATGAATCTTTAGCGCTATATAATATATGGAGCCAATTCCTAAATCGAATGACTAGATACAAACTCTCTGGCCAAGGAGGAGGTTTTGCCTTAGAATGGCTAGGAATAGAATTCAGCGAAGAAAGCGATTGGTAAGGAGGTTTTAAAATGGCTAATTTTCTTGAGACGATTGGTGGCGTAATCTCGCCTTCAGAAGAGCATTTATGGGGGCAGCCACCACAACCAGTAATCGGGATGCAGCAGACTTGGACTCCAGAGCAGATGCAGGCTTTACAAGGCGTGTTAGGACAATTCGGGCAGTTTGGCGGAGCAGGATACCCTGGGCAATTACCAGGACAGGGCGCTTTACCTTCCCTGGGCCAGACTTCTTTAGCAGGTTTAGAACAATGGGCTTTGATGATGGCTCAAGGAGGAGGAGGGGTGCCTCAGGCGCCTGGAGTAGGTGCTCAAGTAACAGCGCCAGGAGCAGGGCCTTATCAGCAATCCTTGCAACAGATGCTTCAAGGAGGCCCAGGAGACTTCGAAGAGTATTATCAAAAGGCCGTAAGCGAGCCCATGATGAGGCAGTATGAAGAAGAGATCCTTCCTGGGATAAGACGTGAGATGGCTCCTGCCTATTGGGGCTCTGAGAGGCTCGGGATGGAGGAAAGGTCTAGAGAAGATCTGATGCAGCAGTTAACTGGAAAGAGAGCCGAGTTGGCTTACGGCTCTTGGGAGGCTGCAAGGAATCGAGCCTTAAGCGCAGCAGGTTTAGGAATAGGTGCTGAGCAGCAGCAGTTTCAGACTCAAGTCGGTCAGGCTTTAGGTTTTGGAGGTTTAGGAATGCAGCAGTATGGATTGCAACAACAAGCTGCGATGATGCCAGGGCAGGCTATGTTACAAGGCTTGACTGGAGCTGATTGGCAGCAGCAACAAACCTTATTAGGACAGCAATCTGGATATGCTGAATGGCTACGCCAGCAAGGTATACCTTATCAGCAGGCTAATGTAATATTGTCAGCTCTAGGCTTAGAGCCTTATGAACCTTATGCGATGATACAGCCTGGAATGCCTGGTGGTGTACAAAGTGCTGGAGGCTTATTTAGCGGTATAGGTGCTTTATAGGAGGTTTAAATGAACGGACAACAAATTCAGCCTGGAGGAGGTAATCCTTTTGCTAATGTTATAGGTGACATCGGGACTTGGTGGCAAAAGAGACAGTCGCAGTATCATGAGCAAAAGAGACAAAAGGCTCTTGCTATCCTAGATACAATGCGAAAGTTTTATCCTAATAGATATCAAGCATATAAAAAATCAATGCAGCCTGATGAAGTAGGGTATATGGATCTTCCCTTTGAGGAAGGTACTAATACCTGGGCGGAGGTAGTAGTAGATAAATACGGTGATGTTTTATCTCCTCAGGAAGAGCTTCAGGCGAAACAAGCTAAAATGATGTCTCAAGCTATACAAAAGGTAATGGGGAGAGGAGGAGCTCCTGGGCCTTTGCCTCAAGTGCCTAAAACACAATTACCCGAACCTACCTTAGGTCCTCAGCCTCAGGTTAGACCTCAGCCAGTACAAAGGCCAATGCCTCAGCCTCAGCAGGGTATAAGCAGAGAAATGGCTGAGACTATACTAGGATTCAGCAAGCCTGGAAATGCTCTTAAGCAGTTAGAGGTTCAGTTGAAAGCTATGGGCTTACTAGATCAACAAACTAAGACGCAAATAGCAGCCTTAAGAGCGAGGATAGACGAACAGGCTGAGACAAGAGCTGGAAAAGAGTTTGGTATAACAAGTAAAGAGGTTAAAAGGCATCATGAAGAGCTAGAAAGAGGAGCTGAGGATAGGCTAACTGAAAGTCAGAAGCAAAGAAAGCAGACCGCTATAAACCAAGTTTACGGAGATGTCAGTCAGACCATGAAAAACTTATCTGGTATAAGACCTCGCCTAATGCCTGAGCAAAGATTAAAAAGAGAGCAGCAAGCTAAAATTGAAGGCTTAAGGAGACTCTTAGCAATTGATCCTGGAGAGGCTAGAAGCTATGGCAAAACAGTTACAGAGGGAATTCTAAGTGCCTCTAGAGCGATTGTTACTAATCTCGAAATACAGCCCTCTGCTGAAACAGCAGGGATATTAGACGGGTTTAAGATGAATTTAACTACTATATCCCAGATTGCTGGAATGGAGCCTATTAAAAAAGCGCTAAAGGCAAGGTTTGGTTATTTGGCTAAGAGGAAAGATACGCTTAATGAAAGAGAGAAGAGTCTTCTATCTTTATGGCATAGATGGTTATCCGAAATGGGGGTTGATTTAGAGCCTTTAGAGTGGAAAGACACAGGATGGTGGGATAAGGTAAAGAGTTTCTTTTAGGAGGTATAAATGCCAATAGGAGCAAAGATTGCTGGAAGTATGATACAGGACTTCTTAGAGGACTTAACTCCTAAAGCTACTAGAGCAGCTTTGAAAGGAAAAGAGAAGGCTAGGTTGAAAGAGTCTCTTAGGCGCGCTATGGAGGTAGGAGAAGCTCCTCTTGTTCCTAAGAAGCATGGCAAGGCTCCTGACGCTACCGGCGAATGGCCTTTTGCTAAGAAAATCTTACAAGAAGCCGCTCCAGGAAAAAGAGACCAGTATACTTCCATGATCTCCAGATGGGAAAAGGCTTTAGGAGAAGGGAGGAGGAAAGCAGAGGCTTTTAGAGGTCTTTTGGAAAAGGGAGTAGAGGAAGAAACAAGGCTGGTTCCTATTGATGTAAAAGTAGGAGCTACTTGGGACGATGCTGTAAGGAAGAACGTAACCCTTTCTGAAGCAGCTGATATGTACGAAGCTGATCCTAGTAGAATTAAATTCGCCTCTACGCCAACAGGAGGGCCTCCAGTGAAGCATTTAAGATTTGGTGGCGAGGCCGAAGTTCCTGGAATAGGAAGAATACCTCAAATGGAGCAGTATCAGGTTAAGAGCATAGTTCCAGAGCTGAGAGTAGAAGAGGCTAAGATAAGAGGTGAGCCTACGCCGGCTAAGAAAACGGTTGTAAGGAAAAAGGAAAGAGAATTGGCTACTAAAGAAGGCCAAGCTTGGTATAATATTATTGCCGATGCTCCTAAGGAAGCTGGATTCTGGAGACAGATGATGATGAGCCAACCTAGCCGAGGAGGAGGAGTTAGAAAAGAATCAGCTAAGAATTTTTTTATGAGGATGTATAAGGAGTATAGATCTGATCCTTTTAAGTTTGCTAAGAAAAGGAGAGGAGAGGGAATGATTAATAAGTTCGAGACTTATAAGAAAAAGGGCTGGATGACAGGGATTGGTGCTGTGTCGATTTTTGATTATATCGAAGGAGAGGAATAGTGCCTAGTGCAGCTGAGATAGCTTTAGAGGCAATGAATCAGGCTACAAGTCTTTTTCAGGTACCAGCGGATATATCTCCGAGAATTCTTGAGACTAAAACCCTAAGGAGACCTGATGAGGAGAGGGAGGAGTATACTAGATTTAAAGGAGAGCATCGTAACGAGATGTTAAGGATTTTAGGGCTTTTGAAGGAAGGGCCTGAGCCTTCGCTTAGCGCTAGAGAAGAGCTTTATGAGAGATATCCTATCTATACTAAAGAAGGCTTGAAGCATGGCATCATCGGTCTGGAGCCTTTATCAGAATCAGAGTACCAAGCTCTAGATCCTAAAATAAGAAAAGAAATGGAATCCTTCTTTGGTGAAGTTCATCTTGAGGAGATGAAGAAGATTGAAACTCCTGTTGATGCTAGAAAACTACAAAAAGAGCATGGTTTAAAAGAGCCTTTTTGGCTAAACCCTCCTGAGTGGGCTGGAGGAATCGCAGCTGGGATTATTAAAGCTCCTGTTAGGCGAGGTGCGGGGCTAGTAGGAAGGGAGATAGCTGCTGAGTTGACTTTAGGAGCGAGTGAGTTAGCTAGAGCCTTACCGAAGGTTGCTAAAAAGGTTCCTAGTGCTATTGATAGCGTGGTTGATAGTTTAAAGAGGAAGTATACATGGAGACAGTTGACAGAAGAAGGAGCTGTTGCGGCTGACCTCTGGCCAGGGCAGCAGATGACTGCAGCAGGGAGACGGTTGCAGGAGAATATCAAAATGCCCAAGTTCGTCGAAAGGACTTGGGGAGCCCCTAATCTTAGAAGATTGTTGATACCGGCAGTAGATGATTTGGAAAAAGAAGCAAAGATTCTCTTTAGAGGTCATCGAGTAGGTATGGCTAAGAGACAGGAGGTTATTAAAGAAGCTACTGAGCCTTTATGGGATCTTACTCCGGAAGAGCATGAGGTAGCTCTGCAGTATTTGGCTAGGGAAAGTCCTTATGACGTAGCTGATACTTTAGGAATGACTGTCGATGAGTTATTTACTCCTAAATGGGAAAACGCTCGAAACGCTGCTGCTAAGGTCAGGAATGTATATCACAGATGGGGCCTTGAGGCTACAGGATACTCTAAAAAAACTGGCGAAGCGATGCTTAAGAAAGAAACTTATTTAAAAAACCTCATGACCTATCTCCCTGATATGGCTATGGTTAAAGAGTATCCTGAATTGTTTGGGCCTAAGCTAGCAGATATGGAAAACCCTCATTTAAGGAAAAAGTTCAGAGCTGATTTGTCTAGGTTTATGAAGAATAAGGGTATTATCAAAGCTCATAAAGAGGAGATGTTACAGATCTTGGATCTTAAGTATCTTACAACTAAGTCATTTGGGCAGCTATCTCAGGATATCGAGACAGCTAAGCTGTTTCAGAGGTTAGAAGAACTACCCGGCTACGTCTTCGATGATATGAAAGGTTTAAAAGAATTCCAAAGCCAGTTCAATGAAGCTTTTGAAAAAGCTGGAATAGATCCTGAGAAAGGATTGAAGAAGATAGGATTGTATAGTAGCCAATTTAAACAGATCCCTGATGTTGATAAAGCTTTGAACTTGGCTAATAAACTAATCCGCAGCGATGTCGCAAACGTACTTGAAGATCAAGCTAAAGTAGCTTCTGAGTTTGGCAGGTTATTTGAAAGGCTTTTGGCCCCATGGAAATTTGGAAAGGTAGTCTTAAGGTTCCCTACTCATTGTAGGAATATTATGTCGAATTGGATCTTAAACGATATAGGAGGACTTCCCTTTTATAGATTAGATTATTATACCAGCGCCCTGAGGCAGTTTAGATCTAAAGGAGATATATATAAATTAGCTAAAGATAAAGGCTTACTCTTGGCCACGTTTAGAGAGCATGAGCTGCTAAGGCTAGAGAGGTCCTGGGATGAGAAATCAGGCTTTATAGGCCTTTTGAGCAAGGTTACTAAGCCTGCTGCGGATCTATACCAAGCTGAAGAGCAATGGTTTAAACTGGCTAAATTCATGTGGCATATGGATAACGAGGTTAAAAGAGGCGTAATGGATATCGACGATGCTGTCGAGGCGGCAATGGAGTCGACTTTTGATTATGGTACTAGTACAGCTTTCCAAAGGACTGTTAAAAGAACCATGATGCCGTTTGCTACATGGCCTTTTAAATCTATTCCTTATATGGCTAGGATGGCAGTAGAGCATCCTGTCAGATTTGGTAAATGGCCTGCTATGTTCTATGGCGTGTCTCATTATTCAGCTGATAAGTTGCTTGGCAGCAATCAAGAGTGGAAAAGGCTTCAAGGCCAAATGGCTGATTATCAAAAACAAAAGCGTTGGCTTTTTTTGCCTTGGAAAGATGAAAAGGGTAGGCTGCAGTTGATAGATTTGACCTATATCTTGCCTTGGGGCGATATAGCAGAGCTAGGCCAGCAAGGGTTTAAAAGAGTAATGCAGAATCCAGCTGTTACTATTCCTTTTGATTTGTCGAAGAATAGAGATTTTATGGATAGGAAAATAGTCGAAGATTGGGAGAGAGGAAAAAAGGAAGGTTATTTGAAACAAGCTGCTTATATTTATAAACAACTATCTCCATCCTCATTCCCAGGCTCTTGGGACTGGGAGAAGATGATGGATGTAGTCGGTGGTGCAGGAAGAAGAGAGCCTGGTGTTATGACTCCGAAGCAAGCAGTGTTGTATAATCTAGGACTTAAAATTACGCCTACTACTGAGAGTTTTATCAAGGAGAGTTTTGAAAGCAGGTATGATAGAATGAGAAGCGAGCTTGAGCAAAAGTTTGATAGGGATATTGAGAGAGAACATAGACCTAAAGAGAGATCTAAGATTCGGAGGGAGTACCGGAGGCAGTACCTGGGCTTGGAGAAGGAGTATCGTCAACTGAGACGGGGGCAGTAAAGTTTTTTATAGCTTTCTCAACTTCTTCTAAATCCTTCTTAGCCGGTTCAAAATAAGGATTCAAATACAAAGCCATTTGAAAAGCGTTTCTAGCCTGTAGTAAATTTCCATCCGCAGCAAATATTTCACCGCATATTGTATAGTGCGCCCATTCTATCTTTTCACCGTCAAAATGGTGTTGAGATCTTTGCGCATAGATACTAGCAATAGTAGTGTTTATGTCCATGTAGATCTCTGCCGCATGACTTAGGTACATAGTTCTTGTATTATCTCTTTTCAAGGCTTCGTTTATAAGTGCTACTGCTTTTTTAGGATCTTTTTCTCTTAAAGAGAGTTGGTAGTAGTAATTTCCTATCATCGGCTTTAAGGAATGGAGATAGGTTAGATAGAAAATTATTAAAGAGATAGGAATAGTCCATATTAAAGGTAATTGTATTACAGCTACAGGCCCACATATTACCCCTGCTAAAGCCCAGAAGGGCAAACTCGTCGCTGCGGATCTGAAAGGGTAGAAGAAAAAAGCATCTATTAATAGAGCAATTAATCCTCCTACTAAAAAAGGCTCAGGTAAGGCTCTTATTAAAACCGAGCCCAGGAAAAGAACCATAAGCCCTAATCCGAGAACACCTGCTTCTACTAGTGTCTGGAGGTACTCCTGATGAAACCTCTTCCCGAGCTCATATTGCTGAGGCTTTCGTCTTGCTTGAATTCTAAATATTCTACGGCGAAGTACCCTAAGACCATTACCGAAGATAGGATTTTGTTTGAATAAGTCCCAGCCGTAGATATAATAATGCTTACGACCACCCCAAGCGGCTTTGAGACCAGAGCGCCAAGGAGACATTGTTACTAGTATTAAAAACCCTGCTGCGAGGAGTAGGAGGTAAGGGTTGAATATAGAGAGGCCTATTATACATCCTAACTGCGCTGCTCGGCAGTGGCTGTAGCCTATCGCTAAGAGGATAATAGAGGTTGGGATTAGGTAATAATAACTATAGACGCAAGCCAAATATAAGCCAATAAAAAAAGGGACTACTAAATAACTACCTGTATAATTAGGATTACCAAGCCAAGCATCTAGTCTAAGAAGCCTCGTTTTTGTTTCTCTTAGGACACCGTGATAGAATCTATCTAAAGGATCACGTTGGCTTGTTTCTTGGATTAAGCCGTATAAAGCCATAGCTACTGCTGGTAGGAAGATTGCTACTAAAAGAGGGTCTCTAGGTATCTGGCGACAAAATTGGAAAAAAATAAACAGCGCCCACCATCGAGGGATGTCTTGAAAGGAGTTTTTGACGTTATCAGACCAAGTGCAGGTTAGTGTTAGATAAGAGCAGAAGAGTAAAAGAGATAATGATGGGAGGTCTGCTACAGCAGGGAAAAGAAGGAAGAGAAACCCTGCAGCGCAGAGTACTCCCATCATAAAGATCAAAAGCTGATTCTTAGCCTCAGGATATCCATAATCCCAAGGGCCTGAGATGCGGAAGATTGGGACTAAAGCCAAAGTGAGGGCGAGCAGCCAAAAAGTATAGTTCATGTTATAACCTCCCCATCGACATAGATTTTCTTCTGTTTGTCGTCTACAGCACAGGCAAAGATTAAAGGCTCTTTCTTCTCGCTTGTAGCTGCTGTGATCTGGAGCATTGCAAAGGGTACTAGTTCCCCGCTTTGCATCCTCATTGCTCTTCCGTAGAGCTTGCTGTAGTTTATGAATTCGTATTTCATTATTTTGCTCCTATATACTTATGTAATTGGAAATTCAGTTGAATATCATAGATGCCTTTATCTATTAGTTTATCAAGTAAGGCCCTAGGATCTACCTTCCCCCAAACAGGAGAAATAGCTATTTTAGCCTGACAACCGCTTTGCTTGAACCATCGGTAGCGTTCTAGAGCAGTGGGAAGGTCTAAAGAACTTTCCATGATGATTTTGATATAATCTCCGTAGCGAAGATCAGCATAAACTTCTCTGTGGAAAGGTTGGTCGAGTTTGCAATCTACTACCCAGCAGACTTTCCAATCTTTAGGGGGGACTATATTTCCGTTAGTTTCTACTGTTATATGACGGATACCTGTATTATGAAGGTTCCATATTAAAGACTTCAAGTTGCTATATTGCTCTAAAGGCTCTCCTCCTGTTATAGTGACTTTAGGAGTCCAGACTTGCTTGATTATTTCTCTAACGTCCATCTCTCTTCCATCCAAGCGGCTTCTAGCTTGCGGTGTATCACAATAAAAGCATTTTAGGCTACACCCTTGAAAACGGATGAAAGTAGAGATAGTACCTTGACCAAAATGGTTTACTTCACCGTCGATTGAAGTAAAAATCTCATTTATTCGCATCTTGGACCCTCCTCAAGGCTTCCTGTAAAAGCTTCAGCCTTTCTTCTAGTTGTTCTATTCTTTCGATTAGTTTCCTGAAAATAGGCAAAGGCCAGGCGGTTTGGTTTATTAGATCTGGTATCTGGGTATTTAGCCTTTCAGCTAGGGACTCTATAGCATCTACTTCAGCTTTGTTTAGTAATTGAAGCTCTGGCATCTTTAGCCTCCTTTTATATCATCAAATAGTACTGGGATTTTTTCCTGAAACTCTTGTAATATAGGCACCATTACTTCTATCATCTGCGGATGAGCAGCTTTTGAGGTTCGCAGTTTCAGGATATGTCTCCACTCACGAATGTTGGCCGTCATTACAATTTCGGTTTTGAGAGAGTTTGGAAGCACGGAGCGGGCTTGTTATGGAGACCAGCCCTTTCGAACTAACCAAATATATCTATCTTCTGATTCAATACATGCGTTAAGCCATGCTTGCTCCATTATAGGAAATCGAGCAACAGCAAGATATTCTCCTGGCTCAACATCTACCCAAGGCGGTATCACAAATGTCACCCCACCCTTATAATTACAATACCTTGTACTCTCCTGACTATAAGCGACAAGCCGGTGTCGAACAATCTCGTGGGTTACTCCTCGATCGCAGATGATTTTGACAGTTATGTTAGAATGTTCAATGACTGATTCATGGCCCCTTTTCAGAATACCTGCTACAAATTTCTTAGCTGAATCAGCAGTGATTTCATCCTCTGATTTATAGCACGTTCTTCCTGCTATTTCAATCATATGGAGTGGATCGCTTCCGAAACTCATTCCCTGTATAAATAGAATTTCATGGCTTGGTTTTAT